CAGATGCATCGACCGCCAGCAAGAAAGATCTTGCTGCATGATCACCACCAACTAATGCCCACGCAGGTAATTTGCTAGTCAATTTAGATTCGAGATCATAAACCATCTGTGTGGTTATAATAGGCGAGACCTTCCACTCTGACGAGAGAGTACGAAGGTCTTTATCCAAATCTTGGACAAATTGTGATACAATTTGAGGAACCAAGTATTCATGATAAACAGAAGTAATTTTCTGGATTAAATTACGCATCTTATCAACTTCATCCTTAGGCATTAAATGCCGAGGTCGACCATTGTGAAGATTTGGAAATTCGATGGGCAAATAAGTTAACCAGAGCTCACTCAATAGCTTACCAGCATTAACAGAATGTTTGTTGACCAAAATAGAACTTGGGGCATCCGGGTCGGTTAGAAAGGTGGGCATTACTGCTGTTGCTGCCTTGGATAGAGCGGACCACCTACCATAATCTTTGAATGTCTCTGATACAGGGCCAGGCGACTCCAAAAACTTTTGTGTAAGAGGATCCATTTGAGGCCATAATGGTAACAAAGGATAGATTAATTCCTCAAATTCAACCCATGGTTTACGGTCTCTATCTTCTAGTGTTAACCAATTGGTCATACGTTGGTTTAGATCCTCTAACATTTGGGGGAGGCGTTGTGTAACCCAGGGATGAGACTTGGGCTCAAATTCTTTCGGCAAATTCAATAGAACTACCATAGCATTTTTAAAAATTTCAGCCTTTTGTTTATTAGTAATGTTTAACACATCTAAAACCATAATAATAGAATCTGGTGATTGATTCTTAAGCGTGTTTTCAATATGGGATGTATCAACTATCTTCCCAAACGTATTAACCACAATTAAAGGTTGGCTTCCTAGCAATTCAGGGCAAATGCGTTTATATTCATTCACCTCAAGATTGTTGTACGGCAACACTATTACTGGGGCAATATTATCAAAGTGGCGCCAATAGGGAACCAAGCCATTTAAAACATTATACATAGTCAACGCTGGAGGGAATCTGGTGTCTTCAAATCCCATAAAATCAGCAAATCGACAACTATCATAAGGATAGTCCCCTACTGCTACCTGAACACCTAATGTTGTTGATTTGGTGCCGTCACCAATTATCATTGGTGGTCCATATCTTGATATAAGGGTTGATTTACCAGCACGAGACGGCCCCAACATCCCAATCATTGTTGTTGTTAGTTGGGGTGCAGTAGCTCTCTCTTCTACCTCAGGTTTTGTGGAGGAAGATCTAATGGAGGATTCCTTCGAACCAAAAATCTTATCTTCAGCAACAATAATGTGTTCACCATCGTCCTTTATCGAATCTGCAGGTGGCAATGTTAGGTTCAAGGGAGAATGACGAAAACCTTTATTTGACTTATCACTACTAGTGTCACTATTTAGTGATTCATCCTTCTCACTATCGCTGGGAGAATTGACAGTAGGAAGCGGAATCAGGCTCAAATCAATTGTTCTAGTTGTGGTGTGATTGATATTGAACGTGATCCTATCAAACACCTGTGGTATAAACTCATAGTTTTCCGGATGAGGTTGCCAAATCCCCGTATCACAAATAGTAACCTTAAAATTAGCAATTGCGTAATATATTATATTAGGATTTGCATCTTTTAGTCGCCAAGCGACTATTCCCCAAAATGGCTTTGCTTGTTCATCACTAAACCAAAGTTTTGTGTATCGAAGCGTGTTCTCATCAGTGATTTTTGGAAAAATAAGTTGCTCAAAAATAGTAGATCTAGGGATATCCGGGAAAGATTCATCATGTGTTGGCGTGTTGAATGGGATAGTTAAACCACAGTCTCGACACTCCGTCCCCACCACATTTACACGACGAATATTTCCTCTGTCAAGTTTAAACCATTTTGGAGTTGGCTCAAACCAATGAATCTCATTGGGCAAACCAACTCCCCAATTGCCACGATCACAAGAAAAGGTTCGTAGCAAAATAGGAGCAATAAGAACAGTTTCTGGGAAACCTTGCTCCACCCATAGATCCAATACTACCATATCATTGGATACAACTCGATTTGTATCAACCTTCCATGTATTGTGAGCTAGTTCTTCCTCAACGGCCGTCAAATCGAGTTGGTGAAACCACTGAGGATTCTTCGAGAACTTATATTTAATGATATGATCATCGCTAGGTGTGTCAATATTGACCCACTCACCACAACATGCCATTTGTTTCATTTTTCCCATAATGTCAGCTCGTTTCCGATTTTCAGCATCAATTTTACTTTGGATAGCATCATGATGTTGCATATCCCTAAAAATTTGGATAATGAATGGGGTTGCGATGGCACCAGCTAGTATGCCTAAACCAAATATAAACCAGTACACTCCCATATCGAATTTCACGATATTGCTTGAAATACAAGCTGGAAACTATTTTAATGAACCACCACTAATCGAGTGTCACGAACTCGACAGGGCGTTTCACTATTATGTAATGTTCTAGTAGGACCGTCATTACTAAATATATATACAAATTTTGGGATGCTCATGGTGTATCCATGACCAATATTATTCCCAAGCGAGGCCGCGGAAAGCAACCCATGAGTGAATGATCGAATATACCGCGGATTCACAATAGCCCAGGTATAATCTTCACTCATTAACAACCCGCCCCATTGTTTGGTGAACACAATAGGACGAAGAACCTCAGGTATGTCTCCATACACAACAATCCATTGATCAGGAACCCCTGCAGCAACCACCAAAGCGAGAGCTATATCACTTATCGGGGAAGGGAATATATAACGAGTTGCAAAAAGTTTATGAGTGACCAATGGCATGGTATAAGAGCCCACAACAACCCCGAATTGCAAGGGCTCTTTGCCTATTGGGGCAAGATGCCCAATGACGATCTCAATCGTTTGATGAGACTGCACTAGTGGGGCTTTCAGGAGTTTATGATGTTCATCATTAATAAAACTGGCAACATCACGCCAGAAAATCGGGGTGAAAATAGTGTTATCCTCTACAAATGCAAACGGGACAATGTTAAGATGTCCAGCTTCTCCATGAGTGCGAATCAACGTGCCATCATTAGGAGTGTTCACAACATAGGATATATCACGATAAAACTTTTGCCTCAATTTTGGTATGGTTGTAGGGACAAAAATGGTGTTTTGCCAACCGTGAATGGTGCCCAAAGCCACCCCTGATGGAACTATAATGTTATCAACAATACCAATTGCAGCAGTTGGAAATAGTCGACCGTGGCTACCAACAGATAAAAGCCCACCCAATAAAAGGGCCATTGCATCATGATAATTGCCCAACAGGGGGTCACCCAACCCCGACTGGACAATATTTTCAACAATCCCATTTACAATTTCGTGGGGTGATTTCTCAATTCTCAAATCAAGCCATTCTTCATATAATGGCTCACCCAGTAATTGGTCACTCATACGTATAAAGAGGAAATGTGCCAAAGCCACATCATTTTGATTACTTAGAGGGGTGTCAAACCCTGATGACACTGTGATCCATTTTAGCATACCAGGTAGGGATTTATCCATCATGACTAGGGGATTTGCCAGGCGATACATGCCAAGCAAAGCTTCGGTCAAACTCTCATCATTAAGGATTGCAAAAGGAGTTACCCTAGGTCCAGGGGTAGGTCCTGAACCTGCTCCACTAAATACATACGCAATCGCGTCACCTTTGCGACCAACTCGTCCCAAACGTTGTTGTGCTGTCGCCGGCGATGTGGAAACGACTTCTATATTCACTACTGGAAGAATTTGGGAATAGTCATAATTAAATTTTAAGACCTTCCCAAAATCAATTAACACATTTGGTGGTGGCATAATAGTAATGGCAGTGTCTACATAATTAGTGGCAACTATAGTACCCGTCCGAGGGACATCAGAAAATTCTGATGATAAAGGACGACCTACTATACTCAGCCGAGACAATGTTTGTATAATCTTGTTAACTTCAGGAAGACTATGACAAATAATTAATGCTCTGTCAAATATTGACAAATCCTCAGTGGCCTTCATGCCTAACCACGAAGGAAAATCCATATTAACAGGGACCACACGCCTATTAAATCGTGGGGCACCAATCCAATGTAAGGTGGTCTCAAAGGGGAGTGGATACATCCCGGAAGGGGTAGCAGTGACCCCTATTCTGGTGAGCTCCGGAAATGCATAAAAGCACATGAATTGTTCAGGCTCAGATAAATGTATCTCATCTAGTATGATGATATCACCAGGTTTTGCCTCTTTGAGGATACGATTTCTCCCATGACCATATGTTAGTATTTTCAGTCGTCGTGAATTGTCATTCACGACTCCCAAAGACAACCTTTGGCTAAAGTTCTCTGGTAAAAAATCATTTTCATATTCGTCAGCCGAAACTATAGTTGGGCACAACAACCAGACGGTACCGTTAAATGAGCCCAATGTAAATAAACCGGCCGGAAATATTGTAGATTTACCAGACCCTGTTGCTGCAACCACGAGAATCGTGGTTGGTTTATCCAACTCAATAATTCGATGTGTTTCATAAATTATATGAGACCAAGAATCAGGGATTGCCAACTGCTGAAACAGTTGCCGGTAAGGCCTCGGACCCATCAACGTATCAGCACCAGCGAGTAAGTCGACCATTTGAGGGACTACATTTGCCACCACCTTAATACCGGGTAGTAGATAAAAATATGCTCGCCTAGGTAACAAAGCTGACATAGTCACAGCAAATTGTTTTATCCATGCATATGGATCAGGTGGCATAAGATTGCTAATAATGGGAGATGACCTACCTGTGGCTATTAGGTAAATGTAATTTAAGGCTGCATAAAGTCGATTTATGTCCCGTGTGGAAAAAGCATACAAGTTGAAAATTATCGACAAGACGGGGACATTTTTGACTGTCGCGAAAATGGTCTCAATAAACCAATAAATTGCCGTTATAACCACCATTTGAGCTCGCAAATGTTCTAAATTGCTTTCAACCAATTCTTTCAAATTTCGGTCATCTGCAAGCCAACCCAAGAACCCAGTAGGGTCCTCTGCAGATGCATATGGATTTTCCCGAAGGACGACTCGAAAAGCGGCGGATTTTGGTAATTTTTGCTTATTTGCGTGGTACAGGCTCAACCATGTAAACTTTGCTATTGTGTAATCATGATTCCGCAATACAAATGTTGGGTCTAGGCCACTAAACTCGGGTAACGACCGGGCAACATGATTAGGTATCCATGAATACATGGCCTCTCGTAAAGACAAGATTCCATATAGCCCTCTTTCCACTATAGGGACAGTGGGGATCCACGATAAAATTTTTAAATGATCTTTCCTCATTTTTGTGGTGGTGGGATCTTGAGGTTTTAAAGCGATCCTCATAATGTCTGAATACATGGGGAACCTATGGTTCTTCAACCATAATCTAACATTCGATGTCCGTCCCTTATATCGTTGGCGTTCCGTGCCGAGATGGATAAAAACACCAACGTTTTCATCGAGTTCTGATTTAAAGAGTTCGACTTTCACTTTCTCATAAAAGCGCAATAGGATATATGTGCACTCTTCCACATACTCATCCAACATCAAGCCATATATGTCTGTCATATGAGCTGTTAAATATGCACTTCCTATAACTCCATCAAGATGGCGCATTAAGAACGCTATATCGTGTTTACCAGCTATCATCATGCGCCAATTAGTTCGTTTTGCCAACAGGGCCATGGGATCTCCTGCAATGGCAAAAGCTGGAACAGGGATGCCATTGACAGTATAGTATTGGACAGAGCTAGGTGGCACCGGTATAGGCCGCATACCAACTAGCGATAAGTTTTCAAACCCGACAGTTTCAACAATTACTTCCACACCAAAGGATCTTGTTATAAACTTTATAATATCGTCGATATATTCGGGTTCATTAGTGCCTATTGCATCATCATCACCAGCGTTACCTATTACGTTATCATCCCAAAATAGATGGGGTGATTTGCCTGTCACAAATGACCACGCACAAATCCACATTAGTCGAAAAGAATCACGGTTGTCGACCGATGTGTTACCTTGTCCTGTCATCAACCCACCGGTTTTAGGGATCGGTTGCCCAGTTGATAAGTCTATCAGCTCGGCAAATCGTAGCGCAACTGCTGAGGCATAAATCTGCGATGATATGATAGACTGTGCCAAAGAACCTTCATAACCTAAAGACCGCAGCTCAGACAAACCGTCGACAGTTATAACCGGACCTAACTTAGAGTCGAACTCCCTCGCATCTGCCTGGAAGATATATTTAAATTGTTGCAACCTTTCATAAAAAGGACGAAAACCACCTTCCGTTCTAGGCACAGCATTCATAACAAATGAATCTATTGGTGGTTGACGACGAGTAGCCTCAACAGTGGCACAATATTGTATCACATTGGATAAAATGTCACTAGCTATAACAGTACGAATGTTTTTACCATCAAGCAACTTCTGTAAACCAATAACATCATCCTTAACGAAACAATGTGCACAAGTATGAGGGTGAGTCCCCTGCATCAACAAGCGTTCTGCCTCTTTAGCAATAGCAGATAGAATACCATGTTTAGCCAATTCTTTTCGGTCCCTATAACGTGGAATAAAGGGTAACCCAGGTGAATACTTGACCTTCACTTTATTGAGTGCAGCTGCTGGCGTCAAATATTTGGCTCCTTTATACATATCTGGGTATCTATCTGCTAATGCATGAGCTGTCATCTTCATGCGAGTTTTCAGAGCAATATCGCCCTCGACACGGTCAACGGAATACCTAGAGATGCTCTTAACTATTGCTGAAGGGGTGGCAAAATACATATTAGACACACCACGTGGAGCACCAAGGTTCACTAGTTTCTCCGTAAATTTGGACGCAATTTGATTAACATCAACAGGGCGAGTCAATAGTGGAACTTCATCAACAAGAGCATCATATGGTACCGTTGGATTATGAGGTATTTTAAATCCTCTTATTGGTATGCTAGGTTCGGTAACAACATCAACACCTAATTGTTTAAGAGCTGTTAATCTTTCTTGAGCCCAAGCATAATACCCGGGGTGCTTTGTTGGCACATCCATAGCTTTACAACTTAAGGCAAACTTTTCTCCAGGGGTTAACCTAGTGAAATTATTGGTGAACAATAAAGCCCAAACGGCTTTTGGCCTACGACGAGCTTCCGGCAAAATGCCAGATAAGAATGCCCTAGACAAATAGAAATATTCTATTACAGACCCATAGGCTTCACCCACAACGTCACCTAACCCCTGGAAAATTATGGACATAACATTATCCAAAAGTTCATAAATCTTCATTGCGATTGTGGTGATAATATTAGCCAATGCAAGAACGACACCTGTAGGAATGCTCAACTTATTGATAGCTCTCCTAATTTTTCCAAATAGCCATGATATTCCCATGGTGACCCGCCCTATCGTAGATGGTGTGGAAGTAACAACACCCCATAACCACCTACGAAGACGAGCATCGCGTGTTGGCATTGCATTTGGGATAATTTTCAACGCAAGCCCATAAATGATTGGCTTTAGCAAATCTATAGCTATTTCATCTTGGGCACCTGCCTCCCAGAAATTTGCTAGAATTGCTGCTGATATCTCTATGACATCAGCCCATTGCCCGACACCATCATCATGATTGCTCGGAGACGGCCAGACATTCATGTGGATCTGCAAAGCTTGAGGCTCAGTGGCAGCAAACATAATTGCAACATTGTACCACTCATCATACTGTTTAGTCATAACTTGGTCAGGGTGCTTAAACAACCGTAGACCTTTGTGCCATAAACCGCCTATTTCTGGGCCGAAATTTGGGGCATTTGTCGGATTGTAAGTGTCTAGAAGATCAGTGATAGTGTTCGCTCGCAAAACGAAGGCGCTTCTACTATATTGAAAATTCATTAACAATGCCTCATGTATCTTCTCTGCATATCCAATACCTAAAGGTATTTGGTCCAAAACTTGAAAGAAATCTTTTTCATGCTGCAAAAACAACTGGAAATCGTCCAAGCCTATGGGCGAGACATGAGTGAACACCTCACTTTGCCGAGCTTCAACAAAACACAAAGCTTCTAGTGTGTGACGTGGTGCATCGGCTTCAAACGCCGATATCAAATCAGCTAACGTCTTAGGCGAATGTTGTTCGTTCAATACTGACCACAATTCATGCTCATAAATTTTCGTTTTTAATGAATTTAGGCACCTATAGTAGTCCTCACTATATGTGTGTTCATTCACACCATCTGATAAACTTAACTTTATCAATCCCTCAATAGCACGAATAGATGGGTCATGTGGATTAACAGCCATAACTTGTCTCCTGAGGTCATCTATTGCCACAGGATCTTCGGTCCATAAAGGGCTCCGAGCCAAGAAATCACTAACTATTTCACTAACTTCCATTACTGATTTTCACAGTTGTGTCTAAGGTAGACTGATATTGTTGCACATAAATAGCAAAAGGAAGGCATCAACTAAATATGGTCCCAAATGCCAAACTTTGTATTCCAGGTCAAGATAGCTTTAATGCCTCTGTAAATATCATAAAAGGGCATCGAAGTTTTTGTCTCTTCAACCCTAGTTAGGGGTTTTGGTAACACACTAGTGTGTAAATGCAACCACTGGCGAGCCTCACGCTCATCTTCATCAGAAAAAGTTCCACTAGCCCCAAAGGATATTATAGAACATTTGATTGCACTATATGGTACCCATGGAAGAACGTTCATATCTGATGATCCCAAAACTATACCACAATTAGGGTCACTGATGAGCTGACAAGTATCACACTGATTGTTCATCATAACGTGACCCACACTACATGTATTAGACCAGGATTGCATGGTTTTAACCCCCGGTTGACGGGGACCTCCTCGCATAAGAGCTTTAACCGATGCCCCTCGTTTGGAGTAAATAACATTAACAATATTGCTATGAGGTCCAATACCTTGACGTAAATGGTGGTCTCCAGCTCCTAACCATGTTGTCAAGTGGTGGGGCCACCGAGTGGTAGTAGGCGGCACAACCCAAGTTTCCATGGGCAATACTACGTCAAGTTCCCCATGATCCCTAGTAGAAAGGAAAGGGAACAACGGGGTATATATATTTGCTGCCCACCCGGTAATAAAGTTATCATCTTGACTATTGCAGAACGCAACTGATCGTAAGACTAATAACTCTGGAGCTCGCAGCCCGTGATAATTAGGGGAAAAATATGCTGTCATGTCACGGATGTTATTATCCGTTAGTCCATTATTTGCAACCTCAACACCAGTTTTTACGCCAGTGCAACACGACATGTCACCAACCAGATCACTACTAAAAGAAGGTCCCAACAAAGAATCGGTTAGATGTGGGTTATTTGATTTCCCAATTTCCCACCAAACACCTAAAATAGCTAAATACAGGCACGAATAGTCGGCCAACATGAATTCTTCAGCATTCACCGACCACCCAGGACCTTGAATTGCCTGTATAGGATGAGCACCACGAATGAGAATTGGTGTGATATATTTCTTGTGAAATTCACCTACCCAATAATATTCAGGATCAATGAGGTAGGAACCCATAGGTCCATAGTCGGCACAAAACCATAGATCATAAAACATCGATTCATAAGTGGTGTAACTGTGTGGTATCTTCAACCAAGAGCCATCATGAGATATAATGCCGTAATTGATGGCTTCGTCTCGACTTAACCCATCACTGGACAAAACCTTACCCAATGGTTGAACCAAAGGTGGGTAAGCATTCATGCCTAAATTAAATACCCAAGGGGACTTTCGAGCTCCAATCCAGAGATGGGGAGGGCCACTCATATAACTGACTCTAGGGGACCTATCATACCATACAGTGTGATGAGGCCACATATACCCGTTTTTCCAGATTCTTCGAGAATCATTTTTATAATTTTCTAGAAACTGTTTTTCCCCTGGAATGGGGTACCTTGATAAAGAGGAGTCAGGTATATTGTCACCCAAGAGCCAATTGACAATTATAGTTGAAATACCTTGACCCGAAGGGGTGTGAGAGAAAGACCGTGACATCAATCCCGCAACATTAGCCGCTGTACTAGTTGGTGCCGCAAGATAAATATAGCTGGATTTGAGGGAACGATCACCAATAGTGGTCTTATTGTAAATACAAAATTTGCATGACGAACCACCATCATATCTGTGAATCCCGTTAATACAAACTATTGGTTTAGAATAGTCTACGTACGGCTCCCTGATCTTTTGTAAAAGTGGCACCGATGTACCCCTGGGTGCGAAGATTATGTCTTCGACAAACCTATAACCTTCGTAAGCCCCGGCTAGGCGTCTGTCTAGAACACCCACCCAGCTGACAAAATGCTGTTCAGTTGGGGGGGCTCTATGGATCCCAACAAATACACCTATTGGCAATTTTTCATCGTGGCTAGTGTGGTAACGGGTCATCAAGCCCAAATAAACACCAGTTTGACTATTCGTGGCCAGCCCATATATGAAATAGCGATTGGAACAAAGCTCATACATAAAAGTGCGAGCAGGGGGACACCCAACTGACGGAATACCATATGAGAAATCAGCTTGTTGCAAAAACATCTCACTGAAAAATTTAGGGGATATGTTGGTGTTGCTTCTATCAAATGAGGGTTTTATCCCAGTGCAACATGACATATGATGGATTTGCCCTCTAACCGTGTGTTTAGATTCTAGAAATGGGCGAGGGATGAGGGCATCGCCATACGCATGGGCTATCAATTGAGCGTGTAACGTATTCGCAAGGTGAGTCAATGCGCTTAGATCTTCGACATATATACGTTCACTATCCGCCTCAAAACCATTACCTTTCACATTAATATCCAGCGGTGGAGAATTCCAAGCCCGTGAGACCATAAGTTTTCTCTGTTCAGTCATCTCAGGATATAGAGTCCGTGCCATACGTAAATGAACAGGTCCGATGGGTAAACGAAGAGTTAATAACTCATATAATGCTTGTGAACTAGTGACCCCATGGAGTGTCGATAACCATGGTGACCCATTGGGATTGCACCAACCGGCTTGAACCATCGAGTCTAAAGTGATTTCAGATGCTACAGCACCCCCAAGACCAGGTTTGACCCAAGAGGGCTGAGGAGGGGCGTTTGAAGTCACAACATAATCATCTACGACTGGTTCCCAACCACCAGGCACAGAAATTGCCCTGATCCATGGGAGGATGTCCCCAGATGCTGGTAGCGATTGAACAAAATGCCCATCATGAACGAAATGACTCTGCTCAAATAAGGATAATCGTTCAGTTTTATATGGATTGATAAATAAAAGACAACCCAATGCATCAAACATGTGTAACAAGCTCTTAACATATGCTTTGAATCTTAACCACAATGACATGATAAATGTCGACTTTCACGACAAAGGTGGATAAACCACTGTAAAGTTATTAGCCCAATACTATCTCAATGCTATGTCAGAGTTTGCCAGATTCCGGCCATCCAGTTGTTTAACGCAACAAAAGGGTTGCCGGGCGCAGAAAAGACCTCATCGACCATAGATGAGACCATTTGACCGAAGGCTACTGTCGTACCATGACGAGTAGCAGCAACACCAAATAGTCTAGGCAAAACCATTGATGTCCCATACAAAAATGTAATGCCAACAGCACATGTTACATTCAGAATAGATATTCCGGCAAGGGTGATAAGCCCTACCACCCCGCCAAACCCACTTCTATGCCAATATGGCCATAAATGCATGACCAAAGCGGTCTGGCAATTCCAAAACAAACTATACTTGTATGCTACATTAGGTGTGGTTGAAATGTCCTCGACAGTTATGTCAGTTTTAAACAAAAATGGGGAAGATATTGGTCCCTCACGCCAAGCCAACTCATACAACCCTAATTGGTTATCACCACCCTCATAACGCATATTTGTGGATGGAGACACCATTGCCAGATGAAGCACAGGTATCTTGTGGTAACGTAAAGACACCTCAAAATACAGCGCATTATACCCCACAAGGTCTGATTTTGGGGAAACCACACTAAGAACCCAGGACACAAATGTCTGAGCTGAAGTTGCTATAAAAGAGCTAAATACTCCTGCTATAAGCCCCCAAAGATACCCATATTTTTGGGCTATATAAAAGGGGATTATAGCGGTCACCATATTATAATTTAGCCGGAAGAAATGGTTGGCAACCCAATAATAATTTTTACCAAGATGCAATAGCAACCTCTCCAGCACCACTGCAATAAAATACGCTATCAGGGTGTATACCAACTTGACCCTTCCAGACCGGGAAAATAACATCAAAACAGAAGTTAACGGTTCACTAGTCAAGGGCACATTCTTTTGTGTGCGGGTCATAAATAGGTACCACATAAAGAAGTGAAACAACATCCTGAACACTCCCGCTACCCCATAGAAGTTTAAATACTTCCATGGACGAAACCAATTAAATCGAAACCAAACTCCAGCAAAAGCTGTGTTGTTTTTCGATAAAGCTAGGAACATCGCATCTACAGGTGCACCAGGCATAACCAAAGCACCTGCATCATGTGGATGGATATAATCTCGATCCAAGATCCCTTCCGACACAACCACCACCTGGCACCCTGATGCACTAGCTAAAGCAACAGTTCCAGCTCCACCATGGCAATACACCACAGAGTATTGTGGAAATAACACCTTATGATCCCCAGCCGGTATAAGTGGTATATGGCTATAATTATCAGGAACCGCACCATCACTACCCCACCATGCTCCAACTTTCTTGTTGGTTGTATCCATATTCGGAGTCAATTCTAAAAAGGTTGTACCATCAGTCGATGTGGGGAGGTACAAAGGCTGGGCATATGCGCCAATATAGAAATCAGGTGACATAACCATACCGACTAAAGAATATAACAAGGATATTATAGGATTGTCAGATGCTCTAAAAGGATAAACCACATTAGCCGGTGGCGAAAGAGAATAAGTTATAGTATTTACAAGGAGTAATTGATAAGGGGTGACTAAATATCCTGATTTAAAAGTGCTAACGACAGATCTAGCCCTGTTAAACAGGTACACGCGTCGTTCATCGGGTGTGCTTTTTGAGATTAATTCAATACCTTCATTTAACGAGCATAGGTGGATGACAGTGACGCGTGCCCCAAGTGTCGCAAGGTAGCGGCCGTGGGCTAGCACCGGATTTCTGTCACCCCTAGTGCCGAAGGTGAAGAAAACCAGACCTCCTACACTGGTTGTTATCTCGGCCAAAATATTGTCGCCAGCCACAAACAAGTTATCAAACCTTGGGTCTCGTGGCGACACATCATCCCACTCGTATTCCTGGAAATCGTTTAACCGGATAGTTAGGTCGAAAGCTCTGGGATCTGTAAAACCAGCCCAAAAGTTTAGCAGCCCATCATCGTTATTACGAATAGCTAAAGCCTTCATATAACCAATTGTCTGCCTATTAAAGAAACCAAGGTATTGGCCTATAGGCTGTCCTACGGGCGAGAACAGAGCATATGACACTCGGATAGAGTTATACCAAACTTCTTCGACCTGAGGAGCTAACAATGGGGGCAGTCCTAAAATAGGAGCAATTAGGACTGTGACCTTAAACATTAGGGCTGGGACTAATTCATCCCAACCATAGCAACAACCAAAGCAATAAAAGGAAGCAACCAACAACTGAGGATGAACGCGTGATGTGCCCCCTTGCGCAATTGCGTTACCCATAAAGAAAGGCCAAATGTTCCCAAACTCCAAAGAACTCCAAGTCAACCGAGTCTTGGCTAACAAGTCTATTGCCGATCGTCGATACCCTATCTGTGATTGGTTGACACAATGTAACCAGGCGGGTACCTCATTCAATGCCATGACCACTAAACGCCACCCTGCAAAACTGGTCTCATCCCTAACCACAGGTAGGATCAACCAGAGGGTGGCTGATGTAGAATATTGAGGGAACTTCTGTATAATCCTATTTTTAACAGCATTTGTAGGCACTATAAAAATAATCCAGTCTTGAGTTGAGAAAGGCGAAAATTGTTCCACCCTCGATTGACTAACGGATATCAAGAAATAATGGGCGTCTGGCACTAAATGTCCATCACACCACCGAATGATTGCATCACATATTCTACTAAGACCCATCAGCTCCTCCTGCTCCATAGCAGTGAAGAATATGCGATTTGGTGGCAATTTCTTGACCAATATTTGGATCAAGATATCATGCCAACCATGCATGTTACGAGGAAAACATTTTAAACATCGCGCTCCGAAAGCCGTCACTTCATGTTTCCAACGTGCCTCAACCGGTTGATATGATAATGTGTCTGGAGTTCCATGTGGTATTTGGTAACTCGAAGTAGGAGAATTATTCACCTGGGGGTGAGGACAATCAAAGGAGCCACGTATCGAGAACCATCGACGCCACAATTCAACCATAGTTCCATCAGGCGGTGACATACCAATTTGGAGATGATCAGTTGACACTAACATTTCACTTTCTTCAACCGTTACTATGTTTCCCATATTGTTATACCAGGGGGCACAAATAGGCAAACACCTACAGGTAGGAACAGCTTCCAAGTCACGATTATCGTACATCTCACCATATTCAGTAACGTTTCTGCCCTGTTCATTGCATTCAAAGCATAACGCTTGAGTGATGACGGATACATAGCAAAACATATAATTGAAAGGTTTTCGCACTATACCTGACCCCCGGGATAAACGCGTGAGATTGGACAATGGAACACTATGATGGAACAGATAGGCCATAGTGTAATAGACAGGTGTGGCTGCCGTGGCCGCCAAATCAACCAATCCTAACAAGGGGATACGAATAGCTCTCAAAATCAATTTAAACGGATACAAAGAGAACTCAAAAGTGCTGGGGTCATGAGTTACTGGACTAGGGATGGCAGGATCTTCCGGTATTTCAACAAATTCTCCGGTTTCTTCATCTCGGGTATATTGTATATCTGGGGCATCAATCTCTGCTGGAGCCTCAGGCAAATTTGTTTCCCTGTTCGTAATGAAGCGTTGGTGAATGCTTCGGGCAGCATAAGTAATTGGGAGCCGATTGAAAAGCCAAGGCACTAGCCCGGGGCCGCCTCTCTGGTTGGTAAACACCCGCGCGGCACCCGACCAAAAATCGGAGAAACCGCCAAAAACCGGCATGAACGGCCTATTAAAAGCATCCATGCTAAGATCTGGATTCTCACCAGAAATAGTCACAAAGGACTTATGATATTGCAATTTAACGTACAGTGTAATGTGTGCGAAAATGCGAACAAGTGGTTGGACAATTATCTTTACATATAAGATAAAACAACACAACCAAAATCTGTACCTAGAAAATAGAAACTCCACCTATTAACTAGAAACAGACCGTCATGTAGCTGAGAAGCAACGATCATGACAGTGTCCC